TCACATCCACATAATTTGCTGCCCTGACGGCAACGGGTGCGGCCTTACGGCGTGGACTTCTCCCGGCTTCACGATGTATCGCTGTACCGACTCATAAGTGATAAACGTGGCGCTGCAATTCACGTTCTGGCACTGGTGATAACGCTCTTTTGTCGTGTCAGTGATATAGCGACTTGTACGCGCATGTGCGGCATGCTGGCATAAAGGACAATGAAACATCGCGAGCACCTCTTCAGGTTTTGTTAATGGTGCCATTTTAATTAATTTATCCTTATAAAACAAACAGATAAAATAAAAACATCACTCATCATCTTCTGTTTCGTACTCCACATCAGAAAGCCTGACCTCAAGCTCTAAGGACGTCGTGAAGCCGCTATTATTCAGAAAATGTGTCACCTTAGTGATTGTCCAGTCCTGCTCGTCTATGACGCGCTTAAAGCCTGACACTTTAACCGGTGTTTCCGTGTAAATATCAGCCCGACCGGTAGCCAGGCTGATGGAGAACTCCGCAACGCCCCGTTGCAGTTTATCCCACTTCGCCTGAGCGGCGCGCATGGCCTGCGCTTTCGTGGCATATACCGTGGTCAGGGCAAAAACGTTGTCAGCCTCACCTGCCATGTATTCACCTTCGCGCGCTTCCGGTACTTTTGGCGCTTTCTTCTGCGTGACTGGTTTCGCTTTCGGGTGCTCCAGTGCGCGCAGGTGTTTCTCTTTCTTTTTGCGTTTCAGTTTTACCTTCTGCTTTTGCGGCTTCGGGTCTTTGGTGTGTAACCACTTTGCCGTTACGCCGGTGTAAGCTCCACGGTCAGCAATCGCAAAATGATGACGGTCGCCGTCGCTGCGGGTGATGGTGACCTGCGGGATTTTTTTACCGCTGGCCGTCACCCCCTGCCCCGCTTTGAGAAACAGCAGTTTTCCCATTTTTACCGACACCTCACCGCCGTTGCGTTCTGCAAGACGGGTCAGAAATTTCGCATCAGACTCCTGCGACTGGTCGATGTGCGGGATTTTAATTCCGGCCAGTGACGGCGCGACACTGGCTTCCAGCTTGTTACGGGAGGCTATCGCCTCAACAATCGCACCGAGCGTGGTGTCATGCCAGGAGCCTTCACGGCGGGAATTGAGCGTCCCGCGGAAATCTGCACTCCGGGCGCGGATGGTAACCACATCCGGCGCGCCCCGGTGTTCAACCTCATCAACGGTAAATTTCCCTTTGCATACCAGGGCAAAACCTTTCCAGCCGATATACACCGTCAGGACAGCGCCACGAATCGGTAGCCCGACCTGCCCGTCGGCATCGTTCAGTTCAATATCAAGCTGGTCAGCCTCAAAGCCCCGGTTATCCGTCAGGGTCATGCTCATCAGACGGTCGCTGATATTGCCGGTAATATCCCTGCTGTCGAGCATCAGCATGTAATCCGGCGTCAGCGTACTGCCTGCATCAAATGTCAGTGCATCCAGCATTATCCCGCCCCCGTCATACCCGTGAATTTAGTCGCCATACTGCCAGCCTTACCGATGAGCGATTCCGCCTGTTTACCGATATCGCCATAAAGCGCGGCCAGTGATTCATCAACGCGGGTGAGCGACAGCGTAAAATCAATTTTCCGGGGTGTGCCGTCTGCAAAGAAAATACTCCCTGTTTCACTCACCTTGCTGATGACATACATGCCGTAAATCATGCCGGTGCCATCCAGCAACGGCCACGCCCGCCCCTCCTCTGCCATCAGCCTGAGCGTGGTCATCGTCAGCTTGCCGCCGGTCAGTTCGGGATAAAGCACACCGGCAAGCGTGATGTTTTCCTCACCCACACCGAGAAACTGAAAGGCATCCCGTTTGCCGATACGGGAATTTGACGGCCAGCGATAATCTGATTCACGCTGCATGGTCTGGTGTGGCAGCGTCTGGCGCATAAAAACAAACATACCTAACGCGAGCATCATTTTTCGTCACCTCCTTAACCGTCATGCATCATGCTGGCACGGGCGCGCGCACGTTTATCCCGCTCGTATTTTTCGAGCGCATCCTGTAACTGGCGGTCGAGCTGTGTCCCCGGCGCAGTACCACCCGTCAGGCTGATGTGATATTCGTTTTTACTCTGGTCTACATAAGAGCGGCCAGCCGGTGCCGTGACCGGCTGATAAGCCTGATAACCTGCATAAGAGCTGGTCGCCGGAATATAACCACCGCTGCCATACGTGGCGGCTTGAGTTCTGGCGGCGGTCTGGTCAAGTGTGTCTGACTCTTTGTTGATAACACCGAGTTTTTCCAGTACCCAGTCAATACCACTGCGCAGTTTGTTGAACGCATTAAGCGGCAGCATCAGCGCGTCAGCCAGTGCCTGCCCGAACATGACGCCCGTGTCACGGCAACGGTTCAGGGTGTCCTGGGTGGCTTTGACCGGGGCAATCAGGTTTTTAAACCACTGCCACGCGGCCTGTAACTTTTCACCCAGCCAGTCAAACACCGGTTTAAGTGGCGTGAACAGTTCCCCCACCGGCGCAAATGCCGCTTTCAGCCCTTCCACCACACCGCCAAAGAATGCGCTGACAGGCTCCCAGTATTTACGGATAAGCAACGCCCCGGCGACAATGGCGGCCACCACGGCCACAACCGGCCAGCTAATCGCCCGATGGCGGTTATAACAGCACTGCCAACCGTCGTGAAGATTGCCCCCATTGCGCCTGCTGCCGCGATGATGGCATTGATGCCGGTGATAACCGGCCAGGCTACGAGGCCAATGGCACCGATGACACCAATCAGTGCCAGTGCACCACCGACAATGATGCCGATGGTTGACGCCAGTGATTTGTTTTTCTGGATCCAGCCGTCGAGTTTTAACACATACTTTGTGGCCGTCTGCGTGAGATTACGCAGTGCGCCTTCCTGCTGGTCAAACAGGTCAGTCCCCACCGCCTCATAAGCGGACTGAAACTCCTTAAAGTCACCGCCGAGGTTGTCCTGCATGATATTTACCAGCTCTGCGGTCTTCCCGTCTGAGGCTTTAAACGCAGCGGTCAGTTTGTCCAGCTTTCCGGTTGAGGCGGCAGTCATCAGCACAGCGGCGGCTGAGCTGGCCTCCTCCCCGAAAATGGTTTTCATGTATTCAGCCTGCTGGGCAGTACCGAGCCGGTTTTTCTCAAAACTGGCCTGCATTTCTTTCAGAATGGTAAATATTGGCCGGGTGTTTCCCTTGCTGTCTGAGGTTTTCACGCCAAGCTCTTTGAGTGCATCCCATGCTTTTCCAGTCGGTGCCTGCAGGCGACTTAACACGGCACGGCTTCCCGTCCCCGCCATTGAGCCTGTGATTTTTGCATCATGCAGCGCCCGACCATTGCGGCGGTTTCTTCAATGCTGACACCGGCATTTTTTGCCACTGGTGCGGCATAGGTCAGCGCATCGCTCATGCCGTCAAAATCAGCGGCGGTTTTGTTCATCGTCATGGAGAGAACATCCCCGATATGAGCGACCTTATCGTTTGAAAGCTGAAAGGCGGATTTCATCCCCATCAGCAGGGCGGCGTTTTCTTCCATCGTGCGGCGGTTCGCCAGCGCCATATTCAGCGTGACCGGCGTTGCCGCCTGAATGGCATCAACATCCCCACCCGCTTTCGCGATGATTATCTGTGCACCGGCCGCATCATCCGCCGAGGCGGCGGTATTGTCGCCGAGCTGGCGCGCCTGTTTGCGTACTGCGGTCATTTCGGCGGAGTCTTTTGCCACACCGAGCACGGCCTGCAATTCTGAGTTTTTCTGCGCAAACTCATAACCGGGCATCAGCAACTTAACTCCGGCCATCGTTCCCGCAGCAGCAATCCCCACACCGGCAGCGCCCACTGAGGCCATATTTCCGGCCAGTTCCTTTCCGGCCTGATAACGCTGTTTGACTGCGTTAAGTTCTGCCTGTTGTGCACTGACACGCGCCAGCGCGTCACGCTGCCGGTTAAGCTGTGCGGTGGTTTCACTGATACGGTTTTTCAGTCCCTGCTCATCATGTGCAAGATTGCGGGTATTAATTCCCACAGCGGCCAGTTCCCGCTGCTGGCGTTTAACGGAATCCGTCAGGCGGTTATATTTCGCCTGTAAGTCCTCCGCCGCACGCTTTGCGGATTCCAGCACTTTCGCCTGAGCACGGGTCGGACGTTCGGTGTTTTTAAACTGTGTGGCAAGGGCTTCGGCTTCCTGCCGAGCCTTTTCAAGTGCATGACCAGTCACGGCGAGCTGTGCACTGGTCTTGCGAAATCCCTCAATACGGGACGCCTGACCGTTCAGCTCGCGCAGTGATTTTTGTGTTTCCCGGATATCCCCCGACAGCGATTTGCTCGCTGTGCGGATGGATTTAAACGGGCGGGATGCCTGGTCAACAGCCCTGAGCAATACCTGTAATTTTACATTGTTACTCATTCGTGTTTCCGCTTCGCCGGAGCGCCTTTTCGCGCCATGTGATGAGTTCGGTCAGGCTCATGGGATACAGTTCTGATGGCGGCCAGTGAAATATCACTGCCACATCCGCCATCAGGTCATCGACCGAGAGATTTTTTGGAAACGTCACTGCACCGAGTTCGGCGACAAAAACCGACCACCTTACCGGCCAGCGCCACAAGGTCAGGCAGTTCCAGCGCAGCGACTTCCTGCTCGGTCAGCATCGGTGCCGTCATGCGCGGCAGCACCTTAATCAGTGCATCGACTTCGGAGTTCGCGACCGCTGCCAGACTGACACCGCGCAGCGTCCCGGCATTGGGTTTCATCAGCGTGACCTGTTCGATAACCTGCTCACCACGCTTGACCGGATTGTCCAGGGTAATCACATTTTCTTTGTTCATGGTTTTCTCACTTCTGAATCAGGGTTAACCGGTCAGCCAGGCTGACCGGATGAAAATCACAGGCCGATATTTCGGCGGTGTTGCTCCAGCCGGTCGACGCCGTTCACCTTCTCAATCATGTTGATGGTGTCGATTTCGACCAGCTCCTTGCCGTCCATCGTCAGCCGGAAATAGGTGCAGACCACGGAGATTTTCGACTCGGTGTCTTCTCCCTGTTTACCCTCGCCGGTGTCGATTTCTTTCTGACGTCCACGCATGACCACTTCGACGGCCACCGTTTCGCCGGTATCGTCGCGCTGGTAAGAGCCAGCAAACGAATCGGTACGGCATCCACACCGGTTGCGGCGTAAAGCTCCCAGATAACCGAATCCGGGAAGCCCCCGAGCGACCACTCCATTGACAGCGCATCGTCATCAAGGCCGAGGTCTACCGGTGCGCTGCCGTTCATCCCCGCACCGCGATAGTTTTCGAGCTTACGGGTCAGTTTTGGCAGCGTGACGGACTTCGCGACGCCCTGATAGCTGTAGCCGTTCAGAAAGACGTTCATTAACTTGAGTTTGCGCGGCATTGCCATCGGTCAGGCTCCTTAATTGCTGTTAACCGAGGTGACCAGATTTGCCAGGTATTTATCGGTAATACGCTGGCGCAGGGTCAGGTTTCAAGAGGAGGCACCGGGGTATAGTCGTAGTCGATATACAGTTTCCGGCCTTGAGGGTTTCCGCATCGTTGGATTCTTCGCTGAACCAGCAGGTCGCATCCACGATATAGCCGTTTGTTTTCAGCTCACGGAATTTGGCATTGATGCCGTCAACGATGTCGCGAATCAGCGTTGCGGTGATGGGCTTGTCCACCGCCCACATGTGCGCCTCAGCCATCGTGTCGGCCAGCACCTGCGCGGTGCGGGTGTAGTTTTCAAAAAGGAACAGCGGGTCATCAGAGCAGGTACGGTTACCCCAGAATCGGAAACCGTCGCGGCGAATCAGCGTAGTGACGCCTGACTCGTTAAGCAGGTCAGCATCGGTGCCGGACTCCTGCAAATCCCAGAATACAGATGCGCTGATGCCGGTAACACCGTTTACCCCGACGTTGGACAGCGTTTTATGCCAGCCCTGCTCCTGGTCGATTTAGCGCGCAGACCCAGCGCACGGGCGGTGGCATACGCGGTGGCGGTGGTACTGGTGACCGTATCCCATGCGAGGAAATCCGGCCAGATGACCATCAGCTCACGCTGGCTGAAATTCTGGCGGTAGGCTTTCACCTCGGAAATGGTCTTACAGCCCCATGCGCTGATATATCCGAAAGCGCGCAGCTTCTGACAGACGGATGCCAGTGCAACAGCCACCTCTTTGGTATCCAGTCCCGGCACACCGAGAATACGCGGTTTAACACCGGTTACCGACTCCGCCGCCAGCAGGGCTTTTAGTCCGGTGTACTGACCGTTTTCGTCGGTGGTGCCGATGATATTGGAAACGGTCTGCGCGAGTTTCGTTTCCTCGTCGTCGCCGGTGCCGTCTTCCACACGCACGACAACGGTGACCGGTTTTGACTGGTCGGCGATGGCCTGCAACGATGCCGCCAGCGTGCCTTTTTTACCGGCCTTTGCAATTGCGCTCTGCACATTGGTAATCAGCACCGGTTTATTGAGGGGGAAGGTTTCCGCATCCGCATCGCTGGCCGTGCAGACCATGCCGACAATGGCAGTGGATACGGTGGAAATGACGCGGGTGCCGTCGTTAATCTCCAGCACCTGCACGCCGTGATGATAGTCACTCATCCGTTCAACTCCGTGGTTAATGGGTGAGTGGTATTTTCAGTTGTGCCGGAGATGTCAGGCTATTTGTCCCGGTTGGCTAAGGGATGACACAATTTATTCTTTGTCGCTGATGAGGGAAATTTTTTATAGAGCGTGGACAGACCAATATCAAAAATCAGTGCCACGCGTTGACGTGACTCCCCTGCAGCCAGCAAACGCCCGGCCTGCTCCCACTCACTCGCGGTGAGTTTAGGACGTCTGCCACCAATACGACCTTTGGCTCTGGCCGCTTCCAGCCCGGCCCGAGTCCGCTCGACAATGAGCTCTCGTTCCATTTCAGCCAGGGCACCCATCACATGAAAGAAAAAACGCCCCATCGGCGTACTGGTATCAATGGCATCCGTCAGGCTGCGAAAATTAATGCCGCGTTCGCGCAGCTCCTCAACCAGAATGACCAGATGCCGCATACTACGCCCCAGCCGGTCCAGCTTCCAGACAACCAGAGTGTCACCTTCCGATAATGTTCTGAGCAGTTTTTTCAGCCCCGGCCTGTCGGACTTCGTGCCGCTGATTTTATCCTCAAAAATCAGCTCACATCCTGCGCACTCCAGCGCGTTACGCTGCAATTCCGTGTTCTGGTCATTTGTTGACACGCGTACATAGCCAATAAGCATGAGCATCCCCCTGAATAAAAACCGGAGATGATGCCACTTGCCGTTATCTCTGCATTTTCATAAACGTTGGTTTGGGAGAAGCGGCAAAACGGAATGTGGGAACAGGGGAAAATCAGATACCTAGTATGTCAGAATGGACATCTGGGACAGGATGGAATAGAGACCCGTCGGGGAGAATAATACAGCGGGGATTTGCTATGACATCAAGTCAAACTAACATTTTATTCCCGATACCATTTCCGTATGACGATTTCGAAGTTATCGTTTGTGCAGCAGATACAGGAGCAAATAAAGGGGCCGTAAATGTGTTGCGAAAATCGAGGCAGGGGTTTTCTGTTCACAGGTTGGAAGTATGCCAGTCGCATACAGATGGATAGCGGGGTGATTGAAATGTATAAATTTGATCCAAAGAATGCATTATTCTATCCTGCCGCGTCAATTTCCGATTATAAATTGAGCGAAGATGAAATCGCCACATTCACTGATATTAGCGAGGAGGATGCAACCGAGTTTTTAGGATTCCCGCCGACTGGAAAAATCAGAGGGTCGGACGGTTATGGCAATCCTGCATGGGTTGAAATACCTCCACCATCACATGAGGAACTTATTGAACAGGCCGAATCAGAGAGGCAATTATTGATTAACCATGCCAACGAATACATGAACAGTAAACAATGGCCTGGTAAAGCGGCTATTGGTCGTCTGAATGGTGAGGAACTGGCGCAATATAATTTGTGGCTGGATTATCTGAACGCACTGGAACTGGTTGATACCTCCAGTGCGCCAGATATTGAATGGCCTACGCCTCCGGCAGTTCAGGCCAGATGACATCCGGCGCGGTGCTGGTATCTGTTGCCGTCACCGCGTCAATGTAATCCAGCACAGCGTTAAGTCGGGTGGTTCTGCCTGCGTCAGTTTACGTCCGGCCTGCAATTTCAGTTGAATCAGACTGATGGAAGCCATTGCAGTATCAATCAGCGACTGGCGCTGTGCTTCTGCTGCATCTACTGCGGCGCTATGCTGTGCCTCAGTATCTGTCACCCATTTCTCACCATCCCATTTATCGTATGGCGTTAACGGTGAAAGCGTGACATAACCGTCTTTGATGGCACCGATATAATCCACTGTAACAGCTGCGCCATTTTCGATTGAGTAAACAGTCTCATTGCGGTGGTCTTCTTCATGGCTCCATCCCTTACCCGTAAATACTGCCACTTTCCCCGGAATGTATTCGCCCGGGTCAATACCAGTGGAACAGGCGGGCATACTTACGCCAGTATTAATATATTCATCAGACCAGCCCGTATACTCAGATGTTTCAGCATCATAATAAAAACAACGCATATCGCCCGGCACTGTAGCCAGCCCATTTTCATCAAAAACAGGTTTCATTATTTAGCCCTCACCAGAAAGTTAAATGCAATATTTCGCGGTCTGACAGCAACAAATTCACACCATCACCCACAGAGTTACTGGTGAAATTAAATCGTGAAAATCCTGGCTGATTTCCGGCGATGCCATCATGAAAGTTAATTGCGTGTCCCGCACCTCCGCCTATATTCCCGGCAAACTGAGAAAAGTTTGTAGCTTCCTGCCAGCTTAATAATTCGCGACCACCATCGGCACCTCGCCCGTCATCCCAGATACGAATGAAATCACCGCGGGCTTCAGGTAATACCAGTGAAGGAAACACTTTCGCCAGCACAGGGTAATCAGAGGCAGAAAATTTCGCCCCGTTGAACTTCAAAACACCATACTGGACCAGCTGTCGATTACAGTATTTGGCATTGCAGCGGACGGCCAGAAGAACGGAACGCCAATAGCTGGAGCACCTTCTCCCAAACCAAGGTATGCGAGAAGACCAGCAACATCCTTTCCACTCAAATTAGTCAGCGTATTGTCCAGCGGTTGTTTGCCTGCCAGTGCATTAAGCACTGTTGTTGAAAAGTTAGGGTCATTCCCCAGCGCCGCCGCCAGTTCATTCAGTGTATCCAGTGCCGCAGGGGCAGAACCCACCATTGCCGCAATTGCTGATTTCACAAAAGCCGTGGTGGCAATCTGTGTATTGTTGACCGACTGTGCCGCAGTAGGTGCTGTTGGCGTTCCGGTAAGTGCGGGACTCGACAGCGGAGCTTTCAGTGCCAGCGCATTGTTAATGGTGGTGCTGAATTTCGGGTCATTGTTAATGGCTGCGGCAATTTCTTTCAGTGTGTCCAGCGTGGCTGGCGCACCGTTAATCAGAGCGGTAATAGCGGCCTGAACAAACTCAGTGGTCGCAATCCGCGTGGTGTTATTTCCTGCGGCAGGCGTCGGCGCTTTTGGTTCTCCGGTAAATGTCGGATTATGTTTCTGTGCATACTGGGTATGAGGATCCTGTGCGGCAATGTGGTTTCTCATCTGTTCATCCACATACAGCCTTAATTCCAGGACTTCATCATCCACGTATTTACGGGTCGCCAGTACCACCGATGGGTCGATTTTCAGCGTAATAGCTTCGGTATTCGTGACAACCAGAATCATGCGGATAGTCTGGGTACGACCACTGCCTTCCTGCAACTGCGGTTTGTACGTTTCCGGGCAGTTCGCCACCGCAATGAGTACGCCTTCATCATCATAAAGCCCAATCTCACGGATCCAGAATCCGCCCTCGTTCTCAGGGATGATTTGCTCCGCAATAATCTGGCTCTGGTTGTTCGGGTCAACACTCAGAAGATTCAGCGGTGCAATGCGTTTCTGATTAATCAGTTTTGTCTGTGCCGGGTCTGGTGTCGGCAAGACACCATTCGCATCACCAACGGCCATTTGCGTCAGATTCAGCTTACTGCCGAGCATCGTCGCGTTAGCCAGCCGTGCCGCGCCCTGATTAGTCAGAATGGCGTAGTATTTCACTGTCATGCGTTTACTCTCAGGTTATCAATTAAATGAATGGCCGAGGCCGGGAAATAATCCCCTCCGACAATAATGGCCTCCGGGGTGTAGGGATAAACCGTCAGGGCGTCGCCGTGATAGCATCCCGCACCGGCAAAAATGTTGCCGGTTGTACTTAAACTGATAGCCAGTCCCGTCAGATGGCGGCTTGCCGGTTTTGCATCAGTAACGAGGCGCTCCAGCTCCTGATACATTTCCTCGGTAATACCCTGCTCAAGCACGCCAACAACGATGCGGAACGTCCCCGGCTCCTCGTTGAGCTGCCACCACTCCCTCACCTCAATCAGATAGCCGAGCGGCTCCACCACACGCCGGATTGCGCCTATAGTGCCCTTATGGCAGTGAATGAAATACGCATCGCGGATAACAGCGCGTTTTGTCGCTTCCGGCCACTTATCATCCCAGCGGTCAACCGAAAATGACCACGCCAGCCACGGCAGCAGATTTGCCGGGCAGGTGTCCGGGTTCCACAGCTTACGAATACTGACCGGCGTTTTTTCAATTTCCGCACAGGCTTTTGCGGCAGCGACTTCAAGCGGTGATGAGCCGGTCGGCAGCAGTCGCGAATCACTCATCCGAGCCTCCGGTCACGACGCTGTATTCGGTACAGAAAGACGCCTGCGTATTGTTGAGCACGATGTCGGCCAGCGGTGCAGCCAGTTCGACACGCTGCACGCCTTCCACATGCAAAGCGGCATAAATGGCAGACAGTCGGATGTCGCGCCCCAGCCGGTGCTGTGCCGTGATATACGCTTCCAATTTTTTCACGGCGGCAGCGCGAATGGGTTCGCTTTCGGGGCCAGGATAAAGGTAAAGCGTGGCATTTATCTGGTATTCAACGATGACGGCAGACTGCACGGTCACACGGTCGGCCACCGGTCTGACGTCCTCACCATTAAGGGCGTTGCGCACCACCGCCAGCAGGTCTTCGGATGCCACACCGTTATTTCACGTGACAGCACAGAGATGGTGACGCAGGCCGGAGACGGACTGGTGACAGAAATATCCGCGACACGCCCGTCGGCACTGCGACCATGATACTGATAGCTCCACCGACCCGGCGACGCTTAAGCCCTCAAACGCCTGCTGAATACGCAGACGATAATCGGTGTCAGACTCCATCACTGCCGGTGTCGGCGGGATGGTCGAATCATCTGCCGGGGTGATAATCAGGCGCGTGGGTTGTAATTGGCACCAATCACATCAAGGTCATTACCGGCGGCACAGACCAGCATTACCGCCCGTGCGGCCTCATTCACACGCTGACGCCAGATAAGCTCACGATAAGCATTTTCCTCCAGCAGTTTGACGAGAGCTCGGATTCCAGCGTCAGGGTACGGGCAACCGCCTCCTGCTGGTCTTCCGGGTAAAGGGAAATCAGTGTCGCCTTGCGTTCGGCAAGAATGGTTTCAAAGTCCAGCTCCTCGACCACATCCGGTGCGGGTAGCTGGTTCAGGTCGATAATCGGCAT